CGGTACTCTGAACTTGTTTAGCAGTGGATGAAAAGAGTCCTCCAACTGCACTTCCAACATTTTTAGCCGCTGTACTCCAACTAGCCGCCGCTTGTGCGGCTGTTTGAGCGATTGTCTTTGGTTTAGTTGTGGAAGTTGTTGGCATTTTATTACATTATAACATTATACTGCCGTGAAAACATTTTTAGACGAACAAATATACAAAATTCCGCCTATTTCAATAATTTCTCCCACTTCTCCGACTAATGGAAATAAATTTTTATGAGGAACTTTCAAGGTAGTGATGAAACTACTCTTTTTGGTGAAGTCTTGATTGGCGGAAAAGTTATTTTTGTAAAATTCCTGTCGCAGAGAGTCTACATCCTTTCTTAATTTGACTAATTGTTGTGTTAATTCATCCATAATAATTAAGGTGTATTGTAGAAAGTAGCTTTAACACTAAATTCTGTAATTTCCGCGCCGCCAGTAGATTCAATTCTAAATAAATACTCCCGACCAGAAGCAAAATCTTTGTCGTTTGTTTCCTCTCTTAGAAAAGTATGCGAAATAGCGCCTGCTGTGCTGAATATCCCGACTGTGGTAAATGAACTTGCTCCATCTATTTTATATTTCACAGCTATACTTTCACCGATTAACATTTTTCGGCAAGAAATTTTTATGCTATCCAATCTTTTGTCAGTGGAAGTATCTCCAAAGTTATAAATTTGAGTTTCTAAAATAGAAGTAAAAGAATAGACCGCCGCATCATTGGTTTTGTCCACGCTTCCGTTAGCACTATGAGCGATGAAAAAGAAATTGCCTGCCGAATCAAACGCTTGAATCCCCCCTGTTGAAACATTTTCGTCTATGTAATCTAAACTCAAAGCCCATGGGTAGTTAGCGTTCTTCCTGCCAAAAGACCATATTCCCTCGTTGTATTCCGTGCCTGCGTCATTAGTTAAAATCTTGCAAGCAAAGAATAGTCTATTGTTCTTGACAGTTTTAGAAAGTGGGATGCCTATTCCATTTAATTTAGCGGTGAATACTTCCTTTAAGACTTGCGGCACGCCTCCCGAATATCCTTGAACAATCATTGAACCGCGCCCTGCCCCCGAAGCATTGTTTAGATACCTGTCGGTTATTCCTAAGAGCATCCCTTCAATCGTTTCTATGACCCGAAGTTCTCCCTCGCCCCAGTCTATGACTTCTTGAATATCGGGAGAGGTTAGATTCCACAAAAATACTTTCGAGACACCGTTATAGATTGAAACTGGCGAACAGCCGATTGCCATATAGTTCCCATAATTGCAGATAGAAGTAATTTTAAGATTAGTGGGAAGTTTGAGAGCTTGGTCTTGCACTGTGCCATTTTCATAAACTCGAACCAAGATATTGTTGTAAGGCAAATATAGGTTATCGTCTCTAGCAATCAATCCTTGGGCGTTAGAAGCAATCGTGGTAGTTGTATTTCCAACTGTGGAAACTGTGATAGTTGCTCCAGTTCCGCCCGATGGAGTAACCGTAGTTGCTTTAGAACCTGTGGTGTAGTTATATCCAGGGTCTACAATAGCCACTGCTGTAATTACTCCAGCCGCAACTGTGGTAACAATAACTGTGGCGGTATTCGAACCCCCAATTAAAGTTAAAATATCATTTATGTTGTAACCAGTGCCGCCAGCATTGACTGCCACGGCTGTAACTGTGCTATAAACAATCCCAACTGTGCCTGCTGTGTTGGTTATTGAAGGCGACCCTGATAGTAATCCCCATTTCCACACTTGGGTAGTGCCTTGAAAGCCCCAGAGATAATCTTTGTATTCAACTAATGTTCCATTCTTGACCGCTCCGTTGCCTTCAGAGGAGGCAGGGAGAGTCCAAATTCCACTGGCGGCATCTGCTTTATAGACAATTTTAGTCAATCCTGCTCCTGTTTTCCCTAAGCCAAAGAGTTTAGCTGAAGCCGAAGCATAGAGAAAATCTTTGACTGCGTATTGTTTCAAGCCATCCATCGTATTTCCATCATTAGCATCAGCTTCAAAAGAACGATAAGGTGTTAATCGGTTAGGATTACTAAAAATATCAAAATGCTTGCAAATTAAAAAACCATTCTGCGATATAGCCCTGCTATCATCGGAAACACCTCCCGACCATGAATTTTGTTTTATTTCAACTTGATTGCTCATCTTTTAATCATTAGTCGTCTTAGCTGAAATATAATATAGAGTCCCGCCGACATTTATGGTGAGCGTTCTGTTCGGAGAAGTTGGATTGACTGTATTGACTGCTGAAGCTACGACAAACGTTCCTGTAAGATTCGGGAAAGTGAATGTCTTGCTAGAAGCGGCAATCAAAGACAAATCTAAAGTCGCAAAGTTAGCAATTCCGTCATAGTATTTTAAATTTATCGTTCCTACTGCGCCTGCCCCTGTTTTATTCCCCGGAGCGATATTCACACCTCCGCCATTAGAGTTTCCTGCTATGGCAAAGCCACCGAGGATATCAGCATCGCCACCAGCTCCACTCACTGCCCCACCTTGACCTCCTAGAACTCTAGCAATACCTCCTACTCCTGTTGCTCCAGCATCCCCGCCTTCAGTCTGCGCAAGACCTCCTGCTCCAGAACCGAATCCTGCTCCACCATAAACCCCGCCAGTTCCACCAACTTTATTTCCACCTGTCGCCGCTCCGCCTGTTACTCCAGCATCTCCGCCATTATCATCAGTACTCGCTCCCGCCTCATACCCAACAGATGTTCCAACTCCTGACTTGGCGGCAGGATGTATGCCGATTGAACCGCCAATTATATCGGTAATCATTAGACTGCTGTTCTGTAATAATTTTCCTGTAATACCATCGAAGCGAATGATGGCATTGTCAGTGGAGGAAGTGGGAAAGATTGCGCTAATAGGCATTTTCTTGGTTATGCCATTGGATACATCTACAATAGGAATAACATCCGCATCTAGGGGAGTTGTGTAGTTCGTTAAATCACTAATTTTGGAGTCTGCCAAAGTATTATTAGTTAAATTGATAATGCTCTATCTAGTGAATAATAAAAGCTGACTATTTCTTCCATTATTCACATATTTAAGGTCTAGGTTGGTTAATCATAATTGGAGTAGCAAGAATTATCTTGTCTCCTGTTTCTAATAATAGGAAATCGCCGCTCTCCTGCAATAAAAATATGAAAGAAAAATTGGTCGGCTTATCTTGATTTGTAATAATCGTGGTCATCTTGTATTTTCAACTTTAGGAATCATGCGAGATTTCTCATCTCTATTCCTGTCGCTAAAATAAGCAATCATCTTTGATTCTTCCTTTCCTTGCTCTATGGATAAGGGCTGTAAATTGCCTAAACCTAAAGTCAAAGCTCCATCATAAGCCGAAGCCACAATGAATCCTCTATGTAAGAGCGGTGAAACTCCTGGCTCTTTGGTGGTATCGGTAGCCACAAAATATGAGGGAGTTCTTTGAAAATAGAATTTAAGCCCTGCGATTACTGTGGCATTGGGTTTAGGATAAAGTTTAATTACATTGTCAGCTGTCTTGTCATAGAACTTGGGAGTGCCTGCTGTTTTTTCATACTCGTCTAAAGCCATTGGTATCTCCGCTTGATCGATCAATTTTAACTGTGTCCAGTTCCCCGCGCTATCCTTTATGTCAATTCTGGTCAAAGTGATAATCTTGTTTCCCTGCTCATCCAATAGAAAAGAGTACTCCGATTGGTTAATCCCCAAATTGGTTGTGCCGATAGGCATTTTCGTATGGTTGGAGTCATCCCATTGGAACTTCTTGTCTGCACCGATAGCGTACCCCACGATTTTATCTAGCCAGTTATTGCAAGAATTTACTACTTTTTGCGTAGACCATTGTGTCGCATCCACCCGCATTAAATCTCTTGCTTGCTGAAGGATGCCGCTATTTGTTGTGGTGTCGCTGAATTGAGTCATTAGTTTAATCAGGTATTACAGCTGTCCTATCCGCTCCAAGTTGGGTAACACTATGGGCTTCCCAGCCAACTGTGTTATTTATCTTGGTTACATGAACCACATCTAAAGCAGTAACCAAATACTCGACAGCATTGTCGCTGGTATCTACCGCGTTTATTTTATCAGTCGTTACTTGCGGAGTACGCATTTCACAGTTAGCCGCACCAGCTAGGATAGTTATTTTATGTCCATTAGGAACTTCTGTGAGAGCAGGCAATAGGAAATAATCATTTACTCCATTGGCGTTAGCCGTTAGAGAAACTACTTGACAAACAGCGGGTATGGTGTTTCCTGCCACATCGGTGCTATTTGGAGTAATTGACACTGGTTCAATTCTCACTCCATCTAAAACTGGATTTGTTCTATTTGCTTGGGGCATTTTAGTCTGGCACGACTGCTGTCGATTTAGCACCGAGAGCGGTAAAACTCCATAGTACCCAGCCAGTCGTATTATTTAATTTAACGACCTTTGCTATTTCTGTGTCGGTCATCAATGCTTCCTTCGTTCCATCTGAATCTTGGTTGTTTATCTTCTCATTAGAAGCGGCTGGAGTGCGAAGTTCGAAGTTAGCACCTGCGTTGCAGAGAATAGTTATCTCATGTCCATTCGGGACATCAGCTAGTGAGGGTAGGGTAATCCAATCATTTGCGTCATTGGCGACTGCTCCCACATCCACAGTTTTTATCGTAGCGGGGATAGCGTTAGTCAATCCAGTCGTGGAAGGAGTTACCACCAAAGCAGGGCGCACTAGAAATGGTCTGTACCATATTCCGTCCAAAGTAGGATTTGTTGTTTGTGTTGTAGACATATATTTTAGAGTTAATCCTTTTGGAGAGGTTAGAACATAGAGATTAACTGGTGAGAAAAACTCTATGCTCGAATCTCCCCGAAAGGAGATTTTTCTCATTGACTAAATGAGAATGAATTTTCTTAATGTGTTCTTTGAACTCTCGATAAGACAAATCTCGTTTCATAAAATTACAAGTTTTACAACAAGGAACTACATTTTCAGCAAAATATCCTAGACTATTCTCTTTCCTGTCTACACCATTAGATTTTTCTTTCCCACAGTAATGACAATTCTCTAGCAATAATTTGTTAAAGTCTTCTGTCGAAAGATTAAATTCATATCCTCTTTCTTTAGCAGATTTTTTATATCCGTAAAGTTTGAAACTAGGTCTTGAAAGTATTTGCTCCCTATATTTCTGATAAGAATTTTTCTTTTGTTGAGAAACTTTTTCCTCATTATTCATTTTGTAATTTTTCTTACGCAGACTCATCTTATCTTTATCTCGTAACCATCTTTTGTGTTGGTAGTCGGAAAGTTTTGAAGCATTTTTAATTTCCCACGCTTTGCGAGCAATCTTTTTTCTTGCTTCCTGTTCAGGAGTAGGCGTGTGGTTGTAATAATACTTCAATGAAGACTTACGACTTGCCTCTCTAGCTTTTATTGGGTCTTTATATGGCATACCTAGATTATACCATTTTTTGTTGTGTCAAACTAGCTTAACTATTGACAACTATGCTAATGTGATGTCTATTGTCAGAGTTGCTTTGGGCGCCCAGACGCGTACACCGCAGTAGCCAAAGACTACTACTTCTTTTCCTGTCTTACCTGATACGCCCTTTTCCTCGAATTGCACTCCTCTTGGGGCGGCATAAGTAGTCATATTCTTAACACCGAATAGTCTGTGTCCAAGATTAGTCCAAGTTTTCGTACCTGAAACTGTCGAAGCTGTCTCATCCACGAAAGTGCCTGAACGAACTACATAAATATCCACTCCTGCATAGGAGGTCATAAAGCCATTATTGAGAGCCGCGTCCGCATAGGAGAAACCTGAAGTTAGTTGTGCTTGAACGAAGCCAGGCACATCGGTATTCTCGATGACTAGATACATCCCATTGTAAGATTCGGCAAAACCCATTACTTTGGAAGCTAGGTTGGAAATAATCACAGGGATATTAGCCGCCGTGTTGAACCCTCCAACTGGGGTTGTATAAGAACCAGTGCCATCTTCGGTAACTGTATTGACTACGAATTTATCTATTGCCGCCATGACCGAGTAGTTCATGTCGTCTTGACGTGCGGCGAAAATATCAAACTTTGAAAGAGTTGATTCAAAATCATAGATATGTTCGGCTACGATAAATTCATCTGCAACTGTCAGCGTGTCATCGGTAATTGTGTAAGCGGCTGGTGTATAAGTCCCAGTTAGTGCTTGCACGACTGTCGTTGGGGCTGTCTGATAAGGTGATTGGATAGTTTTTGCGTCTGTTCTGTCCACTTGACAGATTTTCTCCGCTACTAATCCATTGCGGAGGGCTGTTTCAAGACTCGCCATTCGGTATTTATCCCGATAGGTCTTTGTTGACAAAGTATTCACTGTGTGTCCTAATTATATTATGTTATTTTTTATAATCAGTAGTTAATTCTGTTAATGTTCTCACCAGTTTTTTTTCTTTCTACTTTATAGTTATTGACTAAAGCACGATTTCCCCAAGTATCAGTTTTTCTATGACACTCTATACAGAGAGTTCTTCCATTATCTATCGCAAAGCGAAATTCGGGAAAATATGCAAAAGGTTTTATGTGGTCAGCATTTATTTTGCCTCTTGCTCCACACCAAACACAAGTCCAGTTATCTCTCTTAAATACTGCTTCTCTCCATAGACGATATTCACGAGAGGTTCTTATCCTATGATTCACAGGGGTAACTCCACCCTTCCAAAAATTACACTTTTCCCCTTTTCTTAATTCACTATCGCACCTACGACACCTTTTAGCGTAAGCATTTGCAATAATTATTTTACAATCAATACATTTGAATCTTTCTTTACCGCCTTTCCATTGTGGATGTAGTTGTCCTATCCTTTTGCGACTATTCTCACCTATTTTTTTTCTATGTTCTTCTGTAAAAGGAGGTTTTTTCTTACCTCTCCAAAAAAGAGATAATTTTTTCTTTGCTTGATATGATAGATGAGGTCTTTTTTTACCTAACCAATAACCTACATTTTTTCTATTCTTATAGACCCCTGAAGGCATTTGAACATTGTATCATATCTTAGTCAATAACTATAAAGTTTTCAAAGAATTAGTTGCGGTAGCCTTTGCGGAGGCGGACAAGCCGGTCAAGGTCTACATCGTTGTCTGGCATTTCACCTTTTGACGCTTTTTTTAGAAGAATATCATCGGGTATCTTGCCTGTGCCTCTTTTGGAAGCTCCTATGTTGGCGGCTTCCGCAGTTTGGCGCTGTTCAGCTTTCTCGCTCAAAATACTTTTAACCAAATTGGATTTAAGGGCTTCCGAGATAGATACTTTTTTGAGAGTCGCATATTCTCTGACCTCATCAATATCTTCTTCGGGAACTTTTGCTTCCATTAAGGCATAAATATCTTTCGTGGAAAGATTGTCTTTGAAAGTCTCTGACTTTTGAGCTAATTGGGCTTTCGCTTCTTTAGCATCTTCTTCAGCTTTCTTCATTCTAGCGTAGAGCGGGGCGGTAGCTTTCTTAATCTCCGCATCCAAATCTACTTCTTCTTGCACTTCAGGTGTCTCCTCTGTGTTTTCAATTGTCTCTGTCTCGTTTTGTGAGTCGAGAATCTCTTTGTTTTCTTCTTCCATAGATTGTGAGCGTGGCTCGATGTCCTTTTTATGAGTTAGACTTCTCTATTACTTTTAAATTATAGCACAAATTTTACGAAGTTGCTTCTGGCGTAGCTGGTGTAGATTCTACTGGTGCTTCAGGTATTGGTGTTCCTGTTGTATCACTCATAAATTTTTCTACTTAATTATTCTAATGGGCGACCTATTTGCTTGAGTCTTTTTTTAATCTTTCCTTAGTCTGTTCCACGCTTTCAGTCTTAATTCCAGCTAAGATGTTTAGTTGTTGAAGGCACATTTCAATATGAGAAATAAGGGTATTTCTAGCTTTTAAGTTTATTAGGGCTTGTTCGGGAGTCATATCTTCTATCTTGACTGTCATCCACAAATCGATATTTTGTCCGAGTGGAGCGTCTGCGGATATTTCAGGCAAAAATACTTTCCTTAAAAGTTTTAGTAAAACTTCATTGTCAGCGAAAGTTATTTTGATTAGTGATAACTCCGCGTCTGTGATGCGCATTTGTGATCTATTCATTTTCGTTTCTTCTTACTCTTAAATGTCCCATATTTCTTTTCCCATTTGCGGGCTATTGCGGGATGTTTCGCCCAAAGATATTTTTCTTGTTTCTTTGATTTGAAAGGCATGGTCAATATGTTATTTTCTTTTTCTTCTTTCGCTTCATTGTGGTGTTAATTGTGGAACTTCTAATGGCGTACTTTGAATCGGGGATGGGCTTTGCGTTTGATTTTCAGCTAACTCAAGGGGCGAGACTGTTCCTGTAAGGGTTAATATCTTGTTAAATAATAGCTTGGCATTAGGATTTTGTAAAGCCATTGGGTTAGTTGCCACAGTTTGAAAGACAGTTGAGAGAGTTGCCATATCTGCTTGATTGTTTTTTTGCTCGGCGGTGATGTCCACTTCTAATTCCCATTCTAAATCTATTAAGACTTCTTTCCAAGGCATATCGGTTAATTCATCGGGAGAAAAGAATCTTTGATTGCCTTGCGAGTCTAGTTCTGTTTTTACTTGGTTCACTTCTGTTGCCCACATCTGCTCATCTATGATTGGCACTTCGCCTGTCATGATTATGTGGCTGATTATCTTTTTTGCCAATCTTTTAGTTGCCTCGTAGGGCAGATACTGTTTATCTATTTTCTCCAGTTGTTGCGATTCAAGTGTCGCGGTAATTTCCTCCGAAGTATCCATCTCCTTTTTGACAAAGGGTATGACATACTCTCTCATCATTTCTTCAATATGCAATCCTTTATTCTCTGTCATCAATTCAAAGAGAGAGTGGGATTCCTGTAAGAGAGCTTCTACCTGTCTCCACGCTGTGCCGGCTGGCGCGGTATCGCCCATCATCGATTCCGATACTCCCGTTATTTCATTGCCTAACGCTTTCCATTGCTGACCGAAATTCTGTAAAGAAGTTATATCATGTGAATTATTAGCCAGTTGGGTGAGAGGTTGATTTATTTGGTGAATCATTATATCTCCCGACTCAATCGAAGTTAAGGCATTTTGTCCCACAAAGTTGCCGTCCGAAGTTTGAAAGATTAACTTGGAAGCCAAATCTAATTGGTCTTTTATCTGTTTAGCGGTGTGATTAAGCATCCATTGCGCCTCGAATAAATGCTCCACCGCCCCTATTGCCTGCGTCCTGCCATCCTCCTTGATTAAATGAGTAATCATGTAGGGGTTCTTAGCTTCCTTGCCCTTAATCAGACAATAATCGTCATATTCACCCTTTTCCTTGCCTGCCACGAAAGACACAACGTGCATTTGCTGTGTATAAGTTTCTTCGTCTTTCGCTTTGCCTGTTAAATAGGATAGGGGCAGTTCTCCATGAACCTCGTAGAGCTTAATGAAGTTAGTTTTGTTATCTTTTCTTTGTTTACCTGTGGTTTCTCTAGCAGTTACGGCATCTATCAGTTTCTCTACTATCTCTTGGTCGTAACCTTTCTTTTTCTTTAACTGGGCGGGAGTGAGTTCCAATACTTCTATTACTGCGTCATTGTCAAAATCCACCGCATCCACAATCAATCTATTCCATGGGATTACCATTGAGTGAAGTTTGCCTTCGCTTTCGATAAACTTAATCACTGCCGAGCCATAGCGAGCCAAAGTTCTACCCCATTCATTCAAGAAGATTCCAAAGTTGTCTCTGCGCATCCAGTCCTGTAAATGAATAGTGGCTAGAAAAGAAGTGAACATATCACTGCTCTTGGTGGCCTTTATCTTGATGTTCTTTCTATCGATGTCCGTAGCCCGATACCAGATATTTATTGCCGCAGTGCAGATATTAAAAAAGGGTTTCTCCCTGCCTAAGCTATCTGTCTCGCCTGATGTATGCTTGCTATTGATGTAAGCGTCTATCTTATCTAGGTTATCCGATAAAGAGAAATTGACATACTTGGAAATAATTGTATTCCCACTTATGAAGTCAGATTCATTCTTTCTGACTAACTCGCAGACGCTATTTTGTTCACTTTGATTTGGCATTTATTTGAATATAACTGAAGCAGAAATGGATGTTCCGCCTACAATGCAGAATAATCCTCTTTCAAACTCAAGATTAAATAAATTAGTATTATTTAATACAGATGGTGTAAATGTATCTAGTATGATTTTACCAGTTGCTCCTGTACCAGAAGCTAGGACAGTGCTTGTCCATGAGTAGTTGGCTAGAGTCGTACTCGTAGCAATCGCATTTTGTGAAGCTCCTAGCAAGCGAGAGACAATCGTTTGCTGGGTATCTGTATTGGTTGTTGCGATGACTTGCGTATTGACTGTTGTTCCTGTGGAGTAATCTGTGCCTGCAATACCAGTAGAGTTAATCGCTTTCTTTATGTTATCCAAGAAGACTGCCTCGCTTGTTGTCCATAGAATTTGGTCAGCGATAGCGCTTGCCCCTGAAGTCTCGGAAAGCTCTATAACAGCTGTATAGACTCTTGTGCCTATTGTTAAAGTAGCGGCGGCTGTTGTTATGCCTGGATTACTATTACCTGTGCCTCCTCCTAATGTCGTATCAGCAAAAGTTGTATTAGCCAGCGTTTCGGTAGTAGCAATCGTGTTAGGGACTGTGCCTGGGACTCTTGCGACAATCGTTTGTGCTGTATCAGTATTAGTGGTAGCCACAACATTAGGATGAGCTACTGTGCCTGTGGAATATTGAGTTCCAGTGCCAGTTCCATTTATAGCGAGTTTAAGGTTGTCCAGTGAAATCGCCACAGTCGCTCCAGCTAAAACTTGGTAGGGAATCGGGGTTGCTCCATAAGTTTCTGACAAAGCGTCTACGAAAGTATAAACAGTTGTTCCAATAGTTACTGTCGCCCCTGCTGTGGTTACTCCAGCATCAGAAGCTCCAGTGCCTCCGCCTAGCGTTGTATCAGCCCACGAACCATTGGTGAATGTTTCTGTGGTTGGCGTGGCGTTAAGCGATGTGCCTGGTACTCTGCCACGAATGGTTAGTGTAGTTGCGTCTGATGCGGTCGCGACAACTAGCGTATGAGCTATTGTTCCTCCGTATGCTTGGACTGGGGTATAAGTTCCATTGATAGTGGCTTTTAAGTTAGCTAGAAACGCTTGAGCGTTAGCTCCCATTGCCACGTCATTGACCGCGCTCGGAACAGCTTTCGCTCGATAAACTTTTGTGCCGATCGTAATGGTTTGTCCATCCACGACAACACCGCTAGATGTAAATACAGAAACTGGATGCGTTCCAGCGACATACGCTCCTGTGGAGACAAGCTCGCTAATGGCGTGCGAAGCGGGAGCACAAGCTCCAGCCGAAGTTAAAACAGAACTAGCGGCTACGCTAGACTCTGTGCCATCTATAAATTTCAAAGTGCCACTGCTGGTGGCGGTTACTAAAATCCCTCTTAAAACTCCTTGACTTTCTTTTATTAAACCGCTCTCGGTTACAACCTGTGAAGTTGAACCTGACACTGTTCTCATTATCTGATAATCCACGTTATATTCCTCACCAATTTTTTATTATATTTATATGTTTACATTATAGCACCTTAACCTCCTCTTTGGAAACAACTTTGGCTGACTATTTCAAAAGCTACATTCCAAGCGACAGTTTCTATTTCAGTCTGGGTTAGTTTAGTTTCGGATAACTTGATAACGAAGGCAATGTGTTTCCTCCAAGCGTCAAAATCTTCCTTACGAAGCTTATCAAATGGTTTGTTGTCTAAAGTAGGATGTTTCATTTGTTTGAGTTAAGTTCATAGTTTGCTTTTCTAATATCAAATTGATTTCTCATTTTGACGGCGATTAGATTTTGTTGCTCGCTTTGAGCTGGCAACATTCGTTCGATGATATGGAAATATATTCGCATGATAAAACAATCGCTTGCGTCTGGGCTTCTTCCAATTATATCTTTGATTTCTTCTTTTGTCATTGCCATTCGCTTGCCATCGCCCACGCTGACATCCTGGTAACTACTTAGCTCCTCAATGATTACTTCTTTCTGCCTACCTGTTACTCGGCTAGCTATTTTTCTTTCATTCACTAGAGAAGCTAGAGTAAAAATACATTGCGAGCGAAGATTCTTGTAATCAGAAGTTAAAGGCACGATTGGATTGGTTAAGTATCTGACATTCGGTAAGAGGACCGGATTGATGTCTGTCTTAATCGGAGCATAAGAGCTTTTGAATCCTACAATACCATCGAGCATTGAAGAGCTTGCCACGCCTGCCCCGACTCCAATAGCGTCTACCGCAATGTGTGAATAAGGTATTCTTTGGTCTGCCGCATATTCTCGTATCTTCCCGATAATTAGTTCAGTGTTCAATCTCTCAAATTCTTCCCTACGATATTCTTCCAGCCCTTCCCAGAAAGAGAAAATAGTTTTATCCGAGCCATCATCAGCTATGTCCACGATTAGATACTTCTCATTGCTCTTGACTATGGTGTTTGAGAATACATCTACTAGAGCGGTGAAAGAAAATAAAGCTCCTTGGTTTTCTACGTACTCGGCTAAGATTTCTTGACGATAAGAAGTTCTATCATTGGCGTATTCCTTTTCTATTAAGTCCAGTTCTTTCTTAGAGAGGTGCGGATTGTCTTTGGAAGTAAAATGAAAAGATTGGCTGTCTAGTTTCATTTCGGCAAATTCTTTTTCCAGTCTTTGCAGATTCCTAGATTCCTTTTGAGGCGTGCCTATAAAGTCTGCTGTACCACCCGTGTCAAGAAACATTGGTCTGAATATATCGTGCCATGAGAGAAAGAAGTTCCGAAGCGTATCAACTTCATCAAAGGTTATGTGAATAACATCAGTTAGTCCTCGATAGTTTTCTCTATTCTCCCAGCCACCAACCATTATGGTCGTAAACTCTCCATCCTCATTAGGCACTTTCATTTCTAACCTTTGTTCATTTCCTTTGCCAATTCCTTGCAGACGATTCTTTAATGCTTCCCAAACTATCTTTCTGGCTTGGTCTATTGTGGGCGCAATGTAGATGACTTTCCTGCCTGTGGTAAATATATCTTTGGCTAACTTTAATCTTTTTATTCCAGCTGAAGCGATAAAACATATATTCTCCACTTCGAGAGAAGTTTTCCCTCCTTTTCTTCCTGCCCTAATCACTTTGAATCTAGCGTTAGAGCGTATTATATCACTCTGCTTTGGGTGGGGTTTCAACATCTCTTTGAAAGTCTTTATCAAACTGTAAGATTAAACTCCCTTTAACTTCCATTTCACTGGATTGGTGAGGATTTCCTTCAGCCATTCTCCATTTTATATCTTTGCTTATATCTTCTAGGAAGTTTGCCTTCTGTTCGTCAGTCCAAGACTTAAAGACTTCGGCTTGATATTCTTTAAGTGTTTTTCCGCGAGGTCTGCCATTAGGGTTAGCGGTATTACCAGGAAGTAATCTCCCTTTCTCATCTCTTTTTGGCTTGTTTTCAGCTTGTATTTCAAGTTCATCCATTTATTTAATCACACTTTTAAGAGTTTCCATGCTTCATCATAAGTTAAATCTAATTTGTAAAGTGGAGAGGAGAGATTTCTTGCAGATTCTATACGTATTTTATTTCTTAGCTCGCGGTCTTTTAGTGATTTTAATTGGGCGCGGTATGCCAATATTTCTTCATTCTTTCTAAAACTTTTGTCTGTTAAATAAAGTTTTACCCATGATTCTGCTCCTAATTTCTTCTGGCGGTCGAGGTGGACTTGCTCATGAAGCAACAAATCTACGGGCAATTCGCCATTTACATATATTATATCATCAAAAGCAAAGATTGTCTCGTCATTAACTTTGAAATACTTTTTGTATTCTTCCAGTAAAGGAAAGAATTTTTGCTCCATTACTTTCATTTTTAACATTATCCCACCCTAAACAACTTATTTCAATTCTTCTAGTATAGTTTCACATTGACCAGCTACTAGAGCATTGTATATCTTTGTTTTACTTACTGCGTTTTTAACTAAAGCTAAATCGGAAGTATCAAGATCTATGCTTGCTTCATTATAAAACTTTTGAGCTAAAACAAATAATTTCATTTTGCCACCAGTTTCATCTGAAAGAAGTATATTAGAAATTGCTTTGCCTAATGTTAAAACTTCCTCACCTGATCTTAATGGTTTTCCATCTAAACTTTGTAATTCTTGTAGTGCGTTTATTTTCATTTTACTTTATGTTAATTGATAATTATATCACTTTTAACTTCATTTCCCCACGCCAACCATCCATCAAGGGGATTTTCATTAAATAGATTCTTGCTTCCATTATTGCGGGCGAAAAGTTCTATTCTAGGTAAATCTCCGCAAAACTCTACAATTCTTTTTCTAACAATATCTGGCTTTCTTGAATGTTCCTCTCTTGTAGTTTCAATTATACTTGAAATCTTATTGCTGATTTTAGGAGCTTTGCCCTTCACGCCGATTAAGCATACTTCCGCATTTGATTTAGTGTACCATCCTACTCCAAAGAAATTACTCCCATTTTTATTTTTCTTTATCCAAGTGAAACCAACTGTCTTGTATTCAAACCCCCATGCTTTTATCACATCTAACGCTTCTTGAAGTTTAGGAAATGTCGCCCAAAGGAATAAAATACAATTATCGTCCGCCATTTCCGCTATGGGTAATTTACAAATATCTTCGTTAGCCATAGTGGGATAATGTGAATTAGCAGTCGCTTGTATATTTCCCATATTCCGATATGCCCACGGCGGGTCAGCGTAAATTATTTGGTACTTTTTCATTCTCCAGTATCCGCATCAATCGGGAATAGTATTTTATCTTGTTTTATTTCGTGTACTGTAAACATCAGAGATAATAATATAATCAGAAACAGAAGAAATATTGATTCTTTCATATTCTTAAATTCTTAAACATTTCCTTGAAAAATACCTTCCAGCCGACCTTTTTCTTTTCCACTTTGGAAGGAACATACAAGGGCATTTTAACATTATTCAAAGAATTACTCCAGCGAAACCCGTCTCCTATGTCTGCCTTCTTTTTAGCTTGAATATAATTGTAATGTCTCAAACTCTTATCCATTATCGTTTCTTCTGCTTCTTCGGGAGGCGAATTTTCTATTATTTCTTCTTCCATATATTTATCTCTCTATGAGAGCGGGGGTACATTATATTTCTTTCTTAAAAGAATAATTCCTATCATCACGATTGGATGAATTGCCAGCATCAAAAAGAATATCTTTAGCGGATTATTATCTATGAGCATAAAAACAGGAACAGTAATTCCTACTCCCCATAAGTATCCATCTATTAAATTCAAGTCTTCTTTCATTTTCTTTAATCTACGCAATTAACTCTTAATTTTAATTTCTTTACCACATTTCAAACATACAGCACCTTTTATATTATTCCAATATCCTTTTCCGCTATTGTGTTTGCATTTCTTTTTCATTTCTTTATGCTCTTGATAAATCTTTTAATAAACTATTCAAGTTTTATTTCTGTTCTGCGATTTTTTATTTCTTTTAAAACATAAACGCCTATCTTTCCATCATCACGCAATTCTTCAAAGTTTTCATAACCTTCAAAATACTCTTCACCTTCTTCTCCTTGACATTGCACGAAAATAACTTTAGGATATTTTTTTGACATATTTTTCTAAATTAAATTCTAATAATTTTTGGTTCACTTCTTCGGGGAAAAAATTTGCTTCCTTAAAATGCTTTCCTTTAGTATCCCATTCTTCTTTTCCTTCTACCAACTTTTCAAGAGCTACGACCATCTCTTCTTCGTTATTTCCTCCATATTCTTCAATAAAAGGTTTAATTAGAAATCTATTCTTGTTTATACCTTTAAGAATTAAAAATCTATAAAGAAATGCTATTCCTCGCCACTCGCCTGTTTTCTGTCCTTGCAAGTTTTTAGAACCATCAATCAATTCTTGATTATAATAAATTTTCTCCCATAAAATGGGAGCACTTACTCTTTTATGTGTGTAAAATATTTCTGGTTCATTCATATATTTTTAATAATATACTTAATTCTTTTACTTTATGCGGATTTTTATTTCTCCATTCCGCCCAACTTTTATCTTTTAATAAGAATCTCACCCACTTTTTTACTTCTGGCTTATAAGGAAATGGGGATTCACCTTTAGCACATCTTTCGCATACTTCGGCGACTGGACATTCACAATCATCTTCATGTTTGCATATTCCATCATCTTCTTCTACATCAAAAGAAGTATATTCCATATGTTTCCCGCAAAAATATCTATCACAGCCATATTCGCTAAAAGGTTTGCCTCCACAAGCATAAGACATCCCCCTATCAATTTTCACTTTGCATTCAGGTTGCTCACAAATAGCGGGAACACCATATCCACCCCATCTATTACCTACTTGATATATTTGATAACCCATAACTATTTAATAATAAAACCTCCATTAAGCAACTAAATGTAAATTGTGATAACCGATACTATCCACAGTAAATTCTTTCCCTACTATGCCAAAAACTTTCATACAAGCCAAGCAACTCGCATATCGTGCTTCCCATACATTTCTTTCACTATTCCACCAACTATGTAAAGTTAAAGTTCTACTGCAAAAAGGGCAACTCTGACTCTTTAATCTTCTTTGTGATATTTCAAGTATAGTTTTCATATATTTTTAATAATATACACCGCTAACGCCCCTCCTAGCCAGCCAAAGTGCCAAGCGTAAGTAGGGAAGGAATAAGAGAGCCAGTAAGTATTGATGGCTATAATTCCAGCTATGGGAATGCTTATTAAGTATTTCATAATAATTTCTTGTAATGATTAATTTTCTCTAAATATACTTCAGCGTTCCATTTTGTATAGGCGGTTTTTAGAATGTTTAGCATAATTACTTTTTCTTCGCCGAGCTTTATTCCGTAAATGTATTGGTTGCCGGAAAGATTGATGTTGCAGTTAAAGCATTGCGTATGAACATTGTCTTCATCAAAGTATAAAGCAAGTCCACCGACACTTTTTGGAATGAAATGTCCGGCGTGCGCCCCGCTACCTTCACATCTTCGTGAACAAGTGAAACAAATGTTTTTATCCCTCTTCTTAATGTAATCAGAAAATACTTTCCAGAGTTTTCTTTTGAGAATCGGAATCTTCTGCTTACTTTTCTTGCGCAACTTTGTCCGTTTCAATGTAGCGAGAGATTACTTCTGATAATAATTTGCGTTCCGCCTCTTCTTGATATTCACAATCTAACATATACACGGAATGCCCCACACAGTGGTTGTGGGGATTAAATGCGGGAATTTTGTTGTATTTCTTTTCCATTTTAATAAATCAATCTATAAACTCTACTTTTTAATGACAAAATCATTTCTTTCGTGGCCAGGCAATATCTTTTCAGCATAATCAGTCTTTGCCCGCCTGGTGTAGCTTTCCATTTTACTTTAATTTCCGCCACCGATTGTTTTTCTTGCTTACTGTCCATAAATAGAGCTTCTTCTTTTTCCAACTCTGCCATTTCCAGCATCATTTCCGCGAATAATTCTGACATCTGGTCGCCGTAACTTTCTAACTGCTCTTTGGAGAGATTTTTCTCTTTGACTGATGTTATCAGCGTTATTAATTTCATAGTGTAATTATCGGTTTTAATGATGTCATCAGCCATTACCATTTTAATCTTTTCTCTATGTGATTCTTCTGACTAATAGCACCCAAAACTGTCTGTTGTAGTTCGTAATCTAATTCTTTAATGTCGCCGTCGCTCCAGTATGGAAGTTCTAAAATTCTTTCAAATTTCTTTCGCAATTTCGCCTTTACGAAAGACTTCTTATCATCTGGGGTGTCGAATACACCATCACTTGCCCGACTATTACAGTCTCGGCATGCCGGTATTAACTCTTGACTCAAAATTGTTTTTTCATAGACATTTTTTACTTTCTCATTTCCTTCGGGAGTAGTATCAAGAAACATACGAATAATTGAAAGATAGGATTGGGGCACGAAATGATCCACTGAATTAGAGGGCACACCGCAATAAAAACAAGGGTAATCACCATTTTTTGCACCAGCTTGGGTGATATTGTTATATTGCCTTATGTAGTTTTTGTAGTCAATTCTAGGCATAATGTTGAATTTTGGCAAAAAATGGCTTAAATGTGCCTTTTTACCCCTCTGTGGTCACTTTACAGCTTAATTGAACGGACTATTAGGCTCGCCATTGTATATCTTGGTCGCTAGTTCGATTACCATATCGGCTATTTCGTCCAATGAACTAATTCCAAGAGCATCTTTCTTTCCATTGGCAATTAAATTACTTGCGTTCACTTTACTCCACATCCAAGCCGACCTATCTTGGGCTAGAGCTATATTTTTTGCTTTCTCGATTTGCGCCTCCGCTATTCCTGCTTGTTTCTTTTCTATAATCCGGTCAAAGTTTGGTTTCTTAGATGTAGTCGGCTTTTTTATCCTCCAATATCCTTTGTCGTTCTTTTCCAATTCGCCCTCCCAGTAGTCGCCGGCGAACTCATTATTCCACGCGCTGACTTTGAATTGCTCATCGCCTCCGTCATCCAAGGTCGCTTCAACGAAAGGTTTGCCATTCCACTCTTTCTCTATTTTATTTGTGATTTGGTATTTAGCCATAAATTAGAATCCCTAGAATTGCTAACATAGTGAAACTTGCTATTAAAACTACCACCTGTAATTCTTTATTTTGTAATGTTTTCATTTTAGTGTGTTACCCAATTACAATCTTTGCAGTAATTATAAGATTCATCGCCAATCGTTTTATGCCCGACTTCTTGACCGCATTTTTCACAGTCTATGCTCCTGTCCTTGTGTTCATCGTAAGCTCGCTGTTCGCCATCTTTTTCTATATAGTTATCTTTCATTTTGGTCGTCTTTGCCTTTCTCATCTAAGAAAGGGTCTTGTAATTCTTCGGGCATAATCGCTTTAATTATTCTGTCGGCGTTCGGCGTTCTAATTCCGTTCGGAGTAAAGTTGCTTCCGATCTCTTTGAACATCTCTACATCTTCCACAGACAAGTCTATATTTCCTGATTTTTCGTTGAATGTTGCCATTTTATTCTAAGGGATTTCTAGTAAAGTGAGGGTCATCACCTCGGTGCAGTTCTTGGTAGCGAGTTCCTTCCCATTCTGCTTTTTCATTTTCTCCTTGCTCGCCCGCCATTCTTAATTCATTCTGGCGGAACTTTTGGATTCTTTCATTTTCACTGCCACAGATACCGCAGTTTTCGGTGAAAGTGTCATGGAATCCTGCTGTATGCTCTTGTTCGTTGAAAGATATTTCTTTTTCTAACATATTATTTTTCATATTATTTTTCACAAGGGCAAATATATATCTGTTGCCCGCCTTCTACTTCCACATTCGGAAGTCTGCCTAGTAATGAACCGCACTTTTTACAATTTTCTTTTTCCATATTATTTATCTATTTTTTCTTTTAAGACAGAACGCACGACCTCCGCCTCCGAGATTCTATCTCGCCTAGCGGACTTTTCTATCCATTCCTTCTGTTTCTCCTCAATCAAAACTTTTAATATAACTTTGCTCATATTCCTATCCTAGCATAAGCGGTGCAATAGTGCAAGTCCTAGCACCATTAAGTGTGTTAATAACTTTCTTGTCAAGAAAAGAGGTTATTACCGGTCATTTCATTACTAATATCTTCCGCTTCTTTCCTCATCTTCTTTCCAATAATCTTGCGTGGTTTTTTCTTTTCCATCACGCAAATCTTTAATGTAAGCAAGACATCTTTGTTTTGGAGTAGCTTGCTGGTATTTTGGATTCTCTTTATCGTTCACGGGGTAAATCATATAAGTGGTCGCCCAGACTTCCTCAAAGTAATCCCACGCCTGCCCGCCTTTGGTAAATCCCCTTTCATCCCGTTCGTCTCCCCCGCCGAAGTCAAAGATGTGGCTCATAATGCAACCCTTTCCATCTTTTGTCCGCACCCTATCAACTATCCAATCCTTATCTTTGGTTTTTTCTAAATAATCTATTAGGTTTTGTATTTCAAAACCATTCATTTTCTTAATCTTTTTCAGGTTTTCCACCAAGTATTTCATTTATAATATAAGCCATTGAATGCGCCGCCGCTTCTTCGGTATCTCGGCTCATCGGTAAATTCGCCCATTCAAACAAGTGATAGACACAGTGCAGGGCTTCGTGAGCGAGGGTAGAGTATTCTCTAGCGGTTTTTGGTTTGCGCGGTATCCATAAAATAGGCACAAAACCTCTTCTAAAAAATACCTTTCCTCGCGGGACATATCCCATATCCCAATCATCAGCAGTAAAATCTTTATCATCAAACTTCCATCTGACATACTTTTCTGTTTTTTTATAATCTCCAATAATACAAATAACACTGTAATCAAAAACTCCCATGTGTATTCTTTTTTCTAAAAAGCCATGTTTCATTTCTTTCTGCGGACAAAGTAACGACCTCTACTGGTTCTAAAGCCAATCGTCATCTCATATATAAATTTAAGTATTTTGGTTAAGATTTTCATTGAAATAAATATCCATCATAATTTCTAAACCAATTTTCAAATCCCCTTTCGTTTATTATTTCGTAGTCCATTTCTTCTAGGGCGAAAATTTTACGACTATTGATTTTTTCTTTTTGTCGTTCGCACCATGATAATTTATTGAGCAATTTTTTTCTGTCTAAATATGGGGCATCTTTTTGAATATCTTTTATGTAATCTTTTTCAGCTCGCTGTTCCATTTGCGTTATATTCGTTAAAAGTTTCTTCGCGAAATCTAGCCACGCGCGCCGGATATCTAACTTCTCATCTTTGTATTTTGGTTCAAAAGTTTTTTTGGTCATCAAATTGTTTCGTAAATTTTTCTAATCTTTTTTGAGGTGTTGATTTCTTTTCATCTTCCCTAAGTTCTAACTCCATTAAATGCTTGCCTTCTAACTGCATCAAAAAATATCCGTGCTTACCCTCACGCCTATTTTTCCATATTCTTACTTTTGCCCTTGTATCGCTTTCTGCCGTTTCGGTGATGTTATTTTCCGAGCCGTCATAACTATTCGGGATTCGCCACAACCCCATAACTATATCCGCCAGCCGGACTATCATTCCGCTATCCCGCACATCCGCCATTCTTGGCTCTCGTGTTATACCCTCTTTGGCATCTATGGAATGTGCCACCAACCATATCACTAAATTATAATCTATCGCTATCTGTTTTATTTTTGCCACAATATCACCAAGTTCTAGTGAAAGGTTTTTACCATTAAAGCGGTCAATGGAGAATATCTGGTGTAGGTGGTCTATAAAAATCATCTTCACATCATACTTAACTTTCGCTTCAATAATTCGCTCTATGAGCCATTGGATATTATTTTCAGTATTTTTAGCTGGTAAATAAAATAAAGGTAATGGTTCGCCAAATCTTTTAATAAATTGTCGTTGTGTAACTTCAAGAGAAAACCAAGCCGTTTTTATTTCTCCTGCGATATTTTTGGTGATGCTAGAAAGCAGAGTTGTCTTACCTCCGTCTGGCGGACCAGAAACAATAATCAGTTCACCCGCTTCCACACCTTGCAAGATTCGGTCTATACTCGGCACTCCTGTCTTGAAAGAAAAGACCGCACTTTGAGTTTTATCCAATTCTTCTTTTAACTCATGAGAAGAAATTATTTTATCCTCTCCTTGATAGTTAAAAAGTTTATCTTCTAATTTAATTATTTCTTTTAGTTCTTTCATTGATTTTTTCTTCCTTTATATCTATTAACCTGGTTCACAGACAGGCATTGGGTAATTTGCAACAAGTCGGCTTTTTCTTTTCCACTCGAGAACCACTCATCCATCATTTCCACTATCTGCTTCGGTTCTAATTCTTTCAAAACATTAAGCATTAAAAAATATGAACCCTTAGTCGGCATTGGTTTTACTTTTATTCTATCCAAACTCATATCCGAGAAAACATTAATAAGTTTCATAGCGATTTTGTTTTTTGGCGCGGACACTTTATCCACAATTAAATTACCACTATTAAGGTCTATTACATCCTCGTATTTATCGGTATGGTCTTTTTCACTATATTTCCATGTGTTTTTTTTCATTTTGAGTTTTTTTTTAGAGAATCTTCTGCTTTAGCAGAAGCATTTATAAGTTTAGTTAAGTTAGGTTTAGTTACCGGCATCATCCCTAGACCCTCCCTAGACCCTCCTACCACCCACTCTCGTAATTCGTCAGGAACACACTCTAATTCTCTTCTAATTCCAATCTTTACATCCTCACTTCCTACATTTTGATTTTTAATAAAATTCTTTATCGCTATCCATCCATTTTTATATTTAACTTTCCCTAATTTTTCTAATCTTGGAATAATTACTTTCTTTAGATTTTCAGTTTCAATGCCTGTTTCTACTCCCATAACTTTTAGGGGAAGTTCATAGATACCACATATATTTGTGTAAGGATTTGTGATAAGATAAATATAAACCAGCTTTTCAAGAGAATCTAATTCATCTAAAACAAAAGGGTCCAGCCAAAATTTTGTGTCTATCATTCTTTTTTTAGACATATTTTTTCGGCTAATCTAATAAACTTTTCCTCATTTATAAAACTCCACCAATTTTTTTCTCGCAAATGATTTATCCATCCCCATGCGCTATAAGTTCCCGGAACATCAGTTTCATTTCCCATTTTTTTAATACCATGTGCGTCATAAACATAGTGAGAGTTAACTTTTATATTTATAGTATCGCCCTCAATGAACATCCATAACTCTTTTGAGTTTTCTTTCATAAAAATTACACGCAAAAATCCCACACCGATGAGCTTTGACGGAACATCAGTGGGGAATTTATATTTATAATAGTGTCAAAGCTTTTATCCATAGGTCTATTATACGATTTTCTGGCTTGCGCCAGCAAGTGGATAACTAAACTAAAAAGCCCCGCCTTCACGGGGACTCTCTAGCTCCTAGCTTTATTTATTGGTTACTTTTAGCATTTCTCCCTTTTTATGCAATTCGGCGAAAACTTTGTTATGGATCTTCAATGACATCAGCGCCCGGCGTTGGTTCACCTCTGATAATCGGTGAAAGATAGTTTGAAGGTATCTTACCTTTGAAGAACATAAATCTATCGCGCGGATGATTTCTTCCGCCTTGTCGTCCGGCGAATCTTTACTGCGCTTGATGCGTTCCGTTTCTAATTCGATAGGGTGTATCTGGCGTGTGATTAGTTCTTTCTTGCGTTCGGGTGCGACTTCAATCGCTTTCTTGATGTCAGCGATGTCGTCCTGGGTAAGATTTTCTTCAATGGCTGTTTTAACCAGTTCTTGTCCGCCAGCTTTTTCGGCTTTCATTGCTGACGACCAACCGATTTTGCCTTCGGTGATTAGTTTTTTAGTAGGTGAGCTCACCTTGACTAAATCAAGATAGTCTTTTATAGTTTCGACAGCAATACCTAAATTTATTCCTATCATTTTTACTGTCCATCCCATTTTCTTCTGAATCATTGCGATATGTTCTGCACGTTCCAATGGTAAAACTTCTTCTCTTTGCACATTTTCTACGGTAGTTAATACCATCATTTGTTCATCAGTAAGTTCCTGTATTTGTAAGTCAATTTCTTGAACTCCTGCCTTTTTTGCCGCTAGCAACCTTCTTTCTCCGAAAGCAATTTCATAATTGTCTCCTTTTTTTCTCGCTATCAAACTTCCCCAAAATCCATATTTTTTTATGGATAAGTCGAGTGAACCAGCTATTTCAAAAGTTTTGCGTTCTTGAAAAGGGTTCGCTTTAATTTTACTGATTGGTATTTTCATATTTTTATTTTTGTAATTGACCTAGTAATCCCCGTATCTCGTCCAGTCCCTCTTTTATTTCAGGGTGCTGTGGCTCTAGCAATCTGCCATTTTGCACGACTGGAATAATTACTTTCGTGATTAAGGTTTTGCTATATCTGTGCCATCTTTCAAACACCAGTTTGTGGTCGTCTATGCTAACCATTATTCGATACCCATTACCTGGAACTGAATAAAATAGTCGGGCATATTTTGACCGGATAACTTCCCGAACGACTGCTATCGCTTGATAAGCTATTCGTCTCTTTTCTGGCGTGATGCGCCTATTGCCTGCCGTAATGGCGACAATGTCATTTATCCTCCACGACTCGTCTTTATCTTCAATAATGTTGTTCTCTAGCACTCCAAGCAATCTTGCAACAGCTACTTGAAGTATTTTGCTCTGCGGGCGACCTCTGGGTCGCTTTTTCTTTGGTTGTTTCATGCTATAATGCAAAAACACGTTTTAGAGACGCAACATATCGACCTCGCCAAAGGCTTGTTGCGTCTTTTGTGTTTTCAGGATATTAGCATTATCCAAAAAATATAGCAATCTTTTCTAAATAATAGGGTGTGGATAAACTATTTCTCTATTTTGTCGCCGATCCGATCAACGCTCCTGATCACCACTGCTGTCGCTATTATCCCCTGAATTATCTGCACTAGACCTTCCATTTGAACGTTAGTGATGATGTTGAATAATAGCAACGCTTGGAGGATTCCTATTGCGAGTACACCTTGAAAACGAGAGCTTGAAAACAAAGTCTTTATAGATTCCATAGAATTTATAATTAGCTAATAATACTTACGAACAAAGTAGCCGACTGGAGAAAATTTTTGTCTAGAATTGTTAAAAGATATATTCTTTCCCCTCGTATATTATACTACCATACAGAGTTTTTTCACTGTGGTGATTTGCACATAAAATCTGAAATTCTTCCGTATGTGTGAAAACATAACTTGTTGAATGTCTACCCCCTTTTATTCTATCAGTTTCCAAATGTCTTGTATTATTATGTCCACATATAATACATTTTCCTCCTAATTTTTCTATCACCCGTTGCCTCCTTTGTCTTCTCCATTCATTTGATTGAATTCTTACTTTTTCTTTATGATTTTTAACCCATTCTTTTGCCCATTTTACAGTTAATCCTTTTTCTTTATATTTTAATTGTCTCTTTCTAAATGCTTTTTTGTTAAGTAAATAATATTTCCTCCGTTTTTCTTTTATTTCTTCTATGTTTCTTCGATAATAATCAATTTGATGTTTTTTGTTATATGCCATAATTATAATATAGCATAAATCTTTTTAATTTACAACACTAATTTTACAAACTTGGTGAAGCGGAGGAATTTATTTTGTATCTAGAATAAAATTCCCCAAGAAAGTGAATACTAAATTTTTTAATCTTAGTACTTCCAACTTGACTACTTTACCCCTTCGGATATTTCACCAATGCCTTAACTCCGTATTCAAGGGAGTTTGTTCAGCCACGCTTCACCGAATTCGCAAGGTCGGCTCGTGAACTCGGCAGAATCTTTCAGAAGAAATGAAACTGAAGATTCTTAAAATGATGCGCTCATCCAAATTAAAAAATGAGTGCTAGGTCATTATACACCTTTTTGTTTGCATAAAAAACCCGCCTTTACTCTCCCAAGTTAATGGGGCAAGCATAAGGCGGGAGCGGTGGTAGTATGGAACACACCGCTAGATTGACCTCCCTAGCGTCCCCTTAAATGCACAAAATATATTCTGTCTAATTCTCGTCTGCCGTCTGCCAATTTCAGAAGCAAGTCGGCACAACGGAAACTACAGACTTTCTTTTCCAATTTTGGAACGTGCAATGCACTTTCTATTAGGAGAATTCTGTGGCAGTAGTCGCAAAGCAAGCAACCTTTCGGGATTGTTTTTGCCATATTGTCAATCAGCAGGAGGTTCAACTGGAGGGACTAGAGGCAACAGAGCAAACGCTTTCATGTCGTCTGTGATTTCCACGTTGGTAGCTTTCTGAATGTAGCGAGACCAACAAGCGAATGAATGATAGAACTTGCCCAAGCTCGGAACGTAGAGAGCTAGAGCTTGTGTTACTGGGCGACCACAACCGCATCCACAGAGTAATGGTTCAGGTTTTTCCATAGTTTTGTTTGGTTGAACTGTTTTTAAGATTTTAGCATGTTATCTGTAAATATAAATTTTTTAATTAACACTTAAAGAAAAAATGCCACAGTCCTTGTAGGTGTGGCACTTTTCTTGTTGGTTGTACAGATTGCTCCTAACCTAACCGTGCGAAGCTCCGACTAACTGTACATTTTTAATCAGAAACTTTGCATATCCATTATATCATCTCATCTTCAACATTAGAAGTAGAATTACTGCCATCAAACCATTCAAAATAATTCCGCTAGAAAATAAACCAAGTAATAACCAACAGAAAATTAAAATAAGAGTTATTGTGTAGATAGGAGTTTCTTTTGGTTTTGAAGATTCCTCAATAATCCCTGTTAAATCTTCTTCTTGATTTGTATAGAAGCGGGGCATTTTATTTGATTGCGATAATAAGAAATAAGAGAGCTACGATAATGATAATCATGAAAATTGTTAAAGCGTTTGTGCCGTCGTTCATACTAGCTTGTTGATAATTTGCATAGTTAATTTTCCCATCACGGCATCTGGGAAAAGTCCGTGAGCGGATTGAAACTTCTGGAGAGCATAAGCAGTCTTGGCACCGAAAATCCCATCAGTAATAAGTTTGTTTCCTTCTTTGTTTAAGAATTGCTGAAGCTCCTTGACATCATTATTCCACATTCCTTTTTGTAGAATTTTGGTGAAAATAAATTTAGCAGGGGTAACGTCAAAATAAGGCATCGGGTCAATCGCTCCGAAATATCCATTTTTTTGCTTCGTGTTATACCAAGTGAAATCTGCCTCGCCTTGAGCGATGGGTTTGAGACCGAAATGCAGGTGGTCGCCCGTGGAAATTCCCGTATTATCCGCATAACCAATCAAATCTCCAGTTTTAACTTTCTGCCCTGTCTGCACCACAGCGTCATCTTGGATTAAGTGCCAATAAATAGTTTTTATGTAGCAAACCCCGTCAGGGAGCTCGTAGGGCACTAGGGAGCGTATTACAACCCCATTGCCTCCGCCATTATCTATTTCAGGATAGCAAATTCCATCATGAGAGGCATAGATAGGTTGTCCATGATAAGCAAGGAGGTCAATGCCATTGTGTCCTTTCATTCCTTGTGCGGTGTATAAATCAGTTACACGCCCAAAAGCATAATTAACGAAGAAAGGATTGATAGGATATTTTAATTTTAATTTGGTTTCCATTGTTTCTCTTTACTCATTAACCATTGATAACAGGATTCACACAAAAACTTGTTGAGCGGAACTATGAAGTCAATACTTCCATCATACCTCCCGCAGTAAGCACAGTGGTCGTCTGCTTCCCTCCAGCCCATTCCTTTGTGTTGCTTACTTTTCATCGTAGCTCCCGATATTAAAACTTTCTGACTCATAATCAAACGGCTCTGTCCTAATTGCATTTATCTTGATGTTCACAATCGTGTGGAGTTTATACGTACCAAAATCGATTTTTGTCGGCACTGGAAGACTTCGCATTTCTTTAGTGCAACCTTTGGTTATGTGTCTTAACTGGTCAGGCACATCCCAAAGTTCACCTGTCTCTATATTCTCTAACTGCCTATTAAAAATAGAATAAAACTCTCTAGTGGAGCAGTATTCCGTTTCATAATTTACTATCCCGCCCTGCCCCGTTGAATAAGTAATGACCTTGAAAGGTTGCACCATTGTAATCGGATTGTTCCCATACAAGAGCAAGAAAGAAACATACAGAATCATCAACGAACCCAGAATAGTGATTAAAAAAGATATTTTCTGCACTAGTGGCGTGTCTATTTGTTTAATTATGTAAAACATTCGTTGAAACATTATTTAGCAGTCGCTATCTGATAATTAAAGCTACCACCGCTCCGACAAAAGCGAGTAAAATAACCGCAACCATTCCGTAGACGATTTTCTTAATCGGTTCAAGTTGGTCTTGGGTAACGTAGTGGTTCTTCAGCAATTCATTGATTCCGTCTATCTGTTTAACTAGATATTTTACATCACCTGAAACCACTGCGAGGTCTATATCTTCTTGCCTTTTATTGTACTCCATTTTACTTCCCTAGGTTACTGTTAAAATTATTGCCCTCGCCTGTGTCCCCTATTGGCTCGCCTATACCATTTTCAGCTTGTGCCGGCTCGGCGAATTTCATGGTCGGCGTAGCTGACATCTCTGGTGCTTTGCTTGCCTGAATAATCCACCAAACTATTAAAAGAATCGCTACGATTAAAGCTATGCCCCAACCTAACTGTGATTTACTCATAGACTATTTTTGTCTATCCACCACCAAACAATGCCGATGATGACGAGACCAAAGATTAAAAATGCGACCAAACCTAATAATAAAATTTCCATATTTGAGAGCACCTTAATCCCCGTTCGTGGCTTTTACCTCACTTAGGAGGGAGGGGTGTAGAATACTCCTCTTGCTCTACCACGAACAGACGGGAATTGAGATGCTCTCTTGATAGAAACTATTTTGAACCCTTTGCCGTAATTTCAGCTACCACTTGGCTTGCCTGCGTTGTATCAGTTACGATTCTATTTACGATTTCCGTAGCGTCTGAAACTAAAATGCTGGAGGCGGGAACTATGGCTCCAACTGTCGCATTTCTGATGTCATTCAACAAGGCTACTCCTCTCGCCACACGCTTGTCGAAAACAGCTTGTGCCGAGATTACTTCCGTTGCGTTTAGTTCTGTTTGAGCGAGAATCGCATCTTGCTTTTCCTGCTCTGTTTTGAAATTTATTTGCATATATTTATTCCAATCTTCTATTATACAGTCCATACATCGACCGCTCTTGCACGGACAATCACATATTACTTTCTTCTTCTTTGGTTTCTTCATTTCGTGGATTATAACATAATTTAATTATATTTTTTACGCCGATGCCAAGAAGTATAGAACCCATACTTCAATAACGCCAGCTGTTAAAGCCGCCGTTCCGATAGTAAATGTTATTTGTCCTGCTCCTGTTATTTTTTTGGGAACAGCCGAAGTAGTAATTGTCGGCAAGACTATATTTAATCCCAAAGCCGTTTTAGCTGTTGCTCCAAGCAAGGTGGTAGTAGAACCGCCTGCTCCCGAACACCCAATAGCTACTGTCGCTGAACCTGCTGAAGTAACAGCCGTGGTAACATTCACCGCACCTCCAACCAGCACTGCGTTGGCTGGGATAGTGGTATTGAATAAAGCTCCAGGTGTTATCGTGCTAACTACACCGCCATCAACTGCAAAACTATATTTAGCCCAAGCTATACCCATGCTTCCGTTCAACCCATTTGTTCCAAAATAAAATATACCCATGTTATTTTTTGTTAATTTGTTCTTGTAATTCTTGGATGGCTTTGATTAAGACTGGGATAAGTTTCTCATAACTAATGCCCATTTTGCCAGTGGACAGGGAGGTAAAAGTTACTTCGGGGATTATCTTCTCCACCTCTTGGGCAATCGCTCCGATTTGTTTTCCTTCTCCATAACTCTGCCAGCCTTCTTTGAAAGTGAAGGAAACAGGATTGAGAGCCATAATTTCTTTCAAGCCATAATCTAGCGGTGCGATATTTTCCTTGACTGTTAAGTCTGATACTGGAGCGGTGAGTACGCCGTTAGCATCAGCTATCACTGCACGAGAGCCAGTTCCAGCCAGACTAGACATTGTAATTTGAGCATTGCTTCTTTTAATCTTGAAAGCTGTCGCCAAAAGCGAACCCGCATCAGAAAAAGATTGTATAGCAAAATCTGAACCAACATTTGACCCTGATTCGGCAGTTCCGTCCTTGAAAACATACCACCTATTAGCATAAGAACCACCTCTAATTAGTATTCCTCCAGTAGCTGTTGAACCAGCCAATGCGTCTATATTGAAAACAATATCTCCTGACCCTTTTTGAATTGCAAAATTAGCACTATCAAAGTAAATAACACCCGATGAGTGGTTTATAGTTGCATTTCCATTTGCAAAATTGATAACTCCTCCTGAAGCCAAAAACAAATCAGAGAAATTATGTGTCGTATCTCCTAATGGTGCTCCATCATCAGTTGTGGGAGAAATCTTGGTAGTGATAGTCGGGGAAGTAAGCACCCAAGCCGAAGCAGTGGAAGCTCCCGTGAAAGTATTGGCGGCATCTGTTCTTGCAAGTGTTGCGGTAGTTGTAGGGAAAGTATAAGTTTGAGCATCTGTGCCTGTGAGAGTAATAGAGCCATTAAAAGTTAATGTCTTGCCTGCTTGTCCAGTCAAAGTGTATGTTCCTGTTGTAAATGTATTTCCATTTATGCTTGTCGCCGTTGCGACTCCGAGTGATGGTGTGGTAAAAACTGGACTTTCTAGGAAAGCAAAAGTCTTTCTCGCCGCCCCAGTAGTAATCGTTCCGTAGAATTTATCCGTCAAGAACTCCACACCCCCCGCCTCCGCCGTTGCAAGTAATGTTCCTGAATTAAACTTTAGCGGTGCGGTATTTGCCGTAGCTGTTCCTGCCTTTAGATGAAGTATAGCTGTCGGCGAAGTTACTCCAATTCCGACAAGACCTGCGGAATCAATGGTCATTCTTTCATTTCCCGCCGCTACTCCTCCTGTAAATAGATGAATTTTCCCTGCACCATCGCTTGCTCCCAGCCATAAACCGCCTGTGTCCGCACTTAAAAGAATAGTACTGTTTGGTTGGTAAACCCCAGATGCCGTAAAACTCGTATTAAAGTGGGATAGTTGTCCACAAGTTGTCCCTGGATTTACAAGTTGTGATAAATAAATAGTTTCTTGAGCCAAAGTTCCGCTCGTTGTATTAACAATTTCTAAAGCTGTATTACTGTTTGCATTATTTTCAACGTGAAACTTGGTATTTGGTGCTATCGTTCCTATACCAACGAACCCGCTATTCAAAATCGTCATCGCTTCCGTCCCTCCGTTGCTCCCCACTAGAAAGTGCATATCTGCACCAGTTGCTCCCACAGCAGAGGTAGTCTGCAAATACAAGTCAGAAGTAGTTGTAGAACCTCCAATAATCTTGTTGGAGGTCATATAAATATCCCCAACCATTATTCCGCCTGCTAGAGGAAGTTTAGCCGCAACTGAAGTAGTCAAAGTGCCTAATTGAGTTTGGATAGCCGAAGTAACTCCTTTGACATACGAAAGTTCGGTGAGAGAAGGATAGGTTGCCACAGCGAGAGAAACTAGATTACTGCTTCCATCAAATGCCGCTATTTGTGAAGGAGTCAGAGAATTAAAATTATACGCTGGAGCAACGAATTGTATTTGAGCCGGGTCGTTAATGGAAATATGAGAAGCATCCATGATGATTACCCGACTAGCCGCTTGATAAATGGAAACAGCTCCAGCATCCAAAAAGATGTGCGGAGTGGTATTGACTCCGCCATCGCTAGAGAGTGTTAAGAGAGAATCTTCCACTGAAATAGCACTGCCTGTTCCACTCGGACTTTTAATGAAGTCTCCTGCTGTCATTACGATATTGTGTCCGCCTGTCGTATTGCCTAGAGCTAGTGTTGCCGAGAGTGTTCCTGCACCTCCTCCCTGTTGGTCTAGTTGATACCTTGTCCCTGCACTGCTTGTCCAATAAAGGTGAGTGTTAGTGGCTTCTACCGCACCAGCTTCGGGAGCGGTCATTAGCGTTCCGCCTAGAACGAATTTAAGCGGTGCTGTGCCTGCTCCTGTGCCTACTACTTGGCTTAATTTAACAGGACTGGCGAGTTCAATGATAGTGCCTGCAATAAACATCCGAGTTGAATTGACATCAATGGTGGAGACTAGAGAACCGCCAGCTTTTTGATTAAGTTGAAAAGAAGTGGGAGTGAATTGAAGATAGGAAGTATCGTCAGTGTCAGCGTCAGTTGAAAGTTTTAGGTATGAATTATTTAGAACCAAAGCTATACTAGTGCCGTTAGCGGAAGTAATCAGCTTGTTAGCCGCCATTTTAATATCCCCAGTCATTGTTCCGCCTGCTAAAGGCAGATAACTTCCCAAACCGCTAGTCAAAGCGTTTATTTGTGTTTGGATTGAACTAGTCGCGTCAAGGTAACTTAATTGTGTCGGGGTTACAGCACTTGAAACTAGATTTTTAGAAGCGTCTAGATAAGGCACAGTGCTGGCAGTGAGAGAACTAAACCTGACAGCAGGAGAAATAAAGTTTATGAGTGTGGTATGTGAGAGTAAAGCACTGCTGGCGTTGGCATAAATAAGACCCACACCAGAGGGAATGTTCAAGCCGATAGAAGTAGTGTCTATGCGAATGTAGGGAGTTGAGTGAACGCCACTATCGGTTGAGAGGTCAAGAAATGTGTCCTCAACTACAATCGCTCCCGCCCCGCTAGGACTCAAAATCTTGTCTCCAGAAGTCATTGTGATTGAAGTTCCGCCTGTGGCATTACCTAGCACTAGAGTTTGAGCTAGTGTTTCGCCACCTCCGCTACCTTGTTGGTCTAATTGAAATCTAGTGCCAGCACTGCTAGTCCAGTACAAGTGAGTGTTGATAGCTTCTATTGCCCCTGCCTCCGGTGTAGTCATCAGAGTTCCTCCAAGAGTCAGTTTAAGCGGCGCAGTTGAAGCTCCTGTTCCCACAGCCGGCAAGTGCAATGAAGCAGTCGGACTTATATTCTTGACTCCGATTTGAACATTATTATTAAGATCTACCACGATTGAGAAAGTATCGTCATTCAGAATTTCACTAAAAAAAGAAAGGCTTGTTTGAAAACCTGCGCCATTTTTGATTGACCAGTTGCCAAAATCACTATTGACTAACTTGATACCGGACTCTCCGTCCCCGCCATATCCTCTTATGGTCAAGCCAAATAGAGCGTCTGCTGTAACATTCGGTCCAATACCTAAAGTCTTGGTAAGTTTGTTATAGACCAAGCCAGAATCGCCTCCAAAAGCTCCGCTATCGTTAAATTGGACTTGGGTGTTTGAACCGCCTGGTGTGCCGCCACCCGTTGAGTTTATTACAGGATAACCTAAATTGGTATTGTCCACAGTGATATTAGTTCCTGCGACAATCTCTTTTATACCCATTGTGCCTCCAAAAAAACCTTTGCCTTTAGGAAGATTCTTGATAGCTGAAGCGTCAAGTCTATCTTCTCCTTTTAAGATTTCTAGTTTAACTTTTATTTCTTCACCACTATCAAGAATTACATCTTTATGTTTTGGTAGTTTTTCTATGACACTTTCTATAATTTTGTTTTCATCCGCAGGAGGGGCATCAAGTCCGTCTTTTGGCTTTTTTAGTAAAGTTTCCTCCATCAAGGATTTGATTTCCTTTATTCTTGCGTTAAATTCAGTCGTGATGTTTTTCTCCGTTTCGGATGTTACTTGTGAAACACTGGCTAGATTAGCTTTGTGGTCTTGTTCTATTTTATTAAGGGCTTGGTCTATTTTTTGCAGATTCTCTTGTGAAAGATTTTGAAATTCAGTTTTTGACTTTGTAATAAATTGTAAAACTACGGTGAGAAATTTCTGGATTTCCGCAGGTGAAACCACATCATCCTTCATGATTTCCAGAAGTTTATTTAGTTTGTCCAGTTTCTTTTCGTCCATACTATTTTTTCTTCTTTAATAAGTTAGCTCCAACGACCGCCGCAGTGGCAATACCAGCTCCAAGAAACAATGGATTGAGCATTATCTTCCCGAAAGCATCAACTGGTTCTTTTCCCCATTCTTTCTTAACAGGAACTTCAGTCCATTCCACACCTTGTTTGTCGGTTATTCTTTTACCTCCGAACTTCTTTAGATAATTGCTTACATCTTTTTCATAGAATTTGTAGATTGGATTGTTTTTATCTACTTTGCCAGAGATGTCAAAGGTTTCTGCTCTGTCATTTATTAGAGTTTCTAACCCACCTTTTTTGTATTCTCCTGCTTTATTTTTAGATTGGACAGTATCATAGAAGTTTTTATCTACCGCCTTAAACTTCCCATCTCCGAGGATATCGGTGATTATCCAAGCATCATTTTCATCAGTGCCAATTTCCCTGCTTCCTCTATAAATTTCTTTTCCAACTTTTAATTCACTTGGACTAGCATCTGTCGCATTATCTAATGACCACACGGTATTATCTCCCAACCCCTCTATCTTCATAGCAGTCTCTCCTGTAGGGAATTGGAGTTTGGTTTTACCATCTTTAGCCGCCCGTTTTATTTCTTCTCGTATCATACGGAAGTGAGCTGTGGGGTCGTTGTATTGTTGGAGTTTGGCCACTTCTGATTGTCGTTTAAGATATGCTTTCTTAATATTAGGAGACATAAGTTCTGAATTCCCAGCATAAGTTGAGTCACCTTTTTTTAATAAAGTTTCCCTCTCCAAATTCCCCTTCTGATACAAATCACTCTGAACTTCTATGACACGTCTGGTTTTGTTGTCTGCCATTTCTTCTACACGGGTATGACCGAAGTAGTTTTTCTCTTTTCCACTAAAATGTATTCCTCCAGCCGAAGTTTTAATAGGGGAATTGTAGATATATTCATCGTAATTTTTTACATTGCCTCGTAACTCGTCTGGTAAAGAAACATTCTCATATCGCGGACCACGATTAGTTACATTTACACTCTCCGTAACACTTTTTTGAGTTTCTCTTGCTGATACTCTCTTTAACGGCAACAATTCCGCCTTCACTTTATCTGCAAACTCTTTGACATTGATGGTGTCGCCTTTCATTGTAGATAAGACTTCACGAGTTAAATCTCGTTCCACTTGTTTCAATTCACCACGATTTGTAGCATCTAAAATATATTGTCGGCTGACAGTGGTTCTACCTTCTAAATCTTTTAAGATTTTAGTGGTTAATTCACCTGTATTTTTGTAGCCACTAATAGAAATAAACCCACCTTCTTTGTTAGGAGTGTTTTTGATAGTTTCAAGGATTCCGCCTTTTCCTTTTAACCCCTTGACATTCTTCTTTGAAGGTGCTATACTCTTGGGTATGGCTTTATTAGCAATTTTATTGGTAGTGATCTTTGCCTTTACCTTACGGAAGGAGGTTGAAGACCGCGTTGATGGGGGCTTTTTAGGCGAATCTGAAGATTGAAGAATCTTTAGCATTTCAGCGTCTGTTTTTGCCTTAAATGCCCTTTCTACAATGTCTAGGTTCTTTCTTAGTGCCAGTTCAACGTCTAAAGCGTTCATTACCTTATAGCCCGCCCCACGGGGCAATAAACCCCCTACAAAGCCCCTAATTGAGCCACCTGTGAGCATATCCCCATATTTAGCTACTAAATGTCCAGCTCTCTCTAATAAGCCTCTCTCATTTATTCTTTGCTTTAATTTATTTACCGCTTCCACATTTCTATCTATTAGTTTTTGAGTATCAAATAAATCAGAGAGTTTTTTATCCAATAGTTTAGCTTCTGCTCCGCCTAATCCTTCTCTGGCGACAGTTTTTAGACCAGAGCGGGTATTTTCAAACGCCTGTGCATTGACAGAAGTCAGTGGCTCTCCCATTTTATTAAATGCTTTAGAGCCAAACTCTATTCCATACTGTCTGGAAATATCATTGACTTCTTTTCTGCTCAATCCTTCCTTTTTAGCTTTAGTCAATATCTCTTTTGTGTTACCTTCTGAAACTGGGTCGCCAATTTTTCTATATAGTTCTTTCAAATCACCTAGAGCTTTCGTAACATAGTCGGAAGATACTACCGTGCCTCCTTTTGTTTGTCTCCTTATTGCCAAATCTTTTAATTTATAGACTCCAGTATCTTTTAAGAGTTCTGTATCAACTTGCCGAGCATAATTAGGAATACTTGCTCGTATTCTGTCTTGTAAGTCTTTGAATGTTTCTACGCCTTTAGTATCAATAGATTCTAATGCGTTTTGCACAGTTTTTACATCTTCCGCTTTGCCTTGGGAAATTTGCCCCACAGCTTCTTCAGTTGTTTTTACAGGAGTAATTAAACCCTGTATCTTTGCTTTCGCTTCAGACAAATCAAGTAGGGGTTGTGTAGGTGTTTCAGAACTTCCAGGAGGAGATGGGGGAGATGGCGGAGGCAACTTCGGCAAGATTGATTTTACTTGCTCAATCGTTCGTGGAATTATTGTTTTAGGGTCTATTGTGCCTCTTTCTGCCGCTCCCAAAATTAAGTTCAATCCTCTGCCGAAATCTTCTCCAGCGTTAGGATGCTCCATTGCGAATTGCTGAAATTCCGGTATGTCAGACAATCCACTTCCGGTAACAGCTCTAAGAGCGTCATCATATTTAGAACCAATGTAGTCAGTTACTTTATTTAATCCAGTCGCGCCAATTAAAGCACCGATAGGGGCAAAAATAGTTCCTCCCACATCCGCCGCAGTACGATACCCAGCTTTGACTATACCTTTTAAGACATCACCTTTCTGTATATCCTCTGCTCCCGCTTGAATGTCTTGTCCTAATTTTGAAGCAATCCCCTGTTCCCCGCCGCCATACAAAGTGCCTAATCCTGATAGACTTTCCTTAACTCCTGACAACAAATCAAATCCTGGTTGTTCTTCTGGCTTAGGTTGAGATTTAATTCCAAGTCTAAAATTAGTCAGGGCGGCAGTAACCTGTTCTTTGGATTTTCCATTATTTAATCCCCATTTTATTATGTTTTGTTCTGTCTGATTAAATGCCATTTTATTTTAAGTTAATAATAAAGCGCGGGATCTGCTTCCATATTGTTATAGACTCCATCCAACATTGATTGTTCATCTTCATTGATAATCGTACCTTGATAATTCAATATAGAGCGCTGAGCGACTCTCTTGATGTTATCCAATTCTCGTTTGAATGATTGTTCGTCTATGTTCCAAATACCTATACCTATACCTTTGTCATTTTTAATTTCCCAATCATTGATAGCAGTAGCGGATGCTCTAATTGCATCCCCCTCTCTTTCAGTTAGAGAACCGAAGGTTGCTCCTCTAGCTTTAGCGTCAATTAGAGCATCAAGAAATTCTTTGCTTGTTAATTTATGAACCCCACCCGCAAAATCTTGACCTTGACCTGTTGTATCATAGTAGATATCTTGTAAATTACTTGGCAAACCGATTAGAGGAAATCCTCTTACTATTATGTCTGATAGATTTGATTCATCTGCTTTTCGTGTAAATACACTTGTCCCAACTCTATTAGAAAGTGCGGGATGATTAGATAGAATATCCACCGCCGCTATTTTATCCTCCAGTATCGGAATACCCGCTTTGGCGGATGTCTTTGCTTCTAATAATGCTTTTCTATCTGCCGCAGTTGGTTCACCTAATAAAGAAGTTTCCTTTTGTAGTTTTGCCAGTTGAGCGTTTTTAAGAGCCACGTCCAATGCCAGAGTCGGACTCTTTATTTGCGAGAGAAGCTGACTCAAATCATTCCTATAAGTAGAAGATTTAATATCCAATGACATTATCTGCGACCCTAGAGCTGATTGTCCATTTTCAAATGCCATCTTGGCATAATCTTTTGCATCCGCTAAAGACGCTTTTCGCTCTTGATATGCCCTATCTTCCAACTTTAACGCCAAATCTAATTTATTCTGTTGTTGTTTAGTTGCAAAATCATAAACTGCTTTGACCACTTCTTTCTTATAGTTGTATTGATTGGTGGCATCATCCGAATATAATTTGAAAAGAGTGTCCAGGTTTTGTTGGGCTAATTCTAAATTCCCCTGCGCCGCCGATAATTGGGCGGCTACGGGCAATGATTGAATAGCTGTTTCACGGGCGAATTGAGCTTGCTGACCGCCTATAATGCCCTCTGGGATGCCCCTGCCTAGTCCCACAACAGCTAATTGATTAGCTTGACCTTGGGCGGTGATGGAGTTTAATTGAGATGTCAAATCAGATACCTTTTGTTGTTTGGCTAAAATATCTGTCTGCTTTTGAGCTTTCTTATATGCTTCAGCCGAACTAGGAGGAGTGCCGATAGATTCAATCATGCTTTGGAATAAACTGCTCTGTTCCTTGCCAGCAGTGTCGTTTATCGCTTGCAGGGCATCTGCGTTAGTTAAAGTGCCTGCGCTTATCCCTCCGAGAATAGAATTATAATCAGTGCTATCAGTATAACTTGGCACAGGATTGTATGGAGTGGTTACATCCTTATTTGTTATGGTTGGAGTGCCTGCGCCCAGATTAGACATATATGTGGAGGGGCTAAAAATATCTCCCTGGGTGAATCGCTGTCCTGTGGCATTGTCTATGAAACTTTCTCCAGTTTTAAGAGCTTGTCCTGTGTTTGAATTAAAATTTACAGTGTTTGTTGAATTTTTAGAGCTACCTCCACCACTAGAGCCACCGCTAGATTTTTTTTTAGTACCTGAACTTGAACTGCCGCCTAATAAACTGCCGGCGAAATTTGCAGTATTCAATATCGTCTTTGGGAGACTGCCTACGGTACTTTGAACTTGTTT